TGGATAAAAAAAATAGAATATTTAACAGTAAGTTATGCTACTAAGTAAAAAAAACGTAAAAAGTATAAAAAAAAATAAAGTTACTTTTATTAAAAATTTTACACAAATTGAAAATATTTATGATTTTAATAAGCTGTCTGTTTTAATAGATAATTACTCATTACCTGTAGAAAATAAAACTAATCAATTAAATACTTTTAATTCTATTTGGCAGTTAAAAAATATACATAAATTAGATTCTCTTTTTTTTACCTACATAGATTTTTTACAAAAAATTTTTAAATATAATTTAACAACAAAAGACGGTGTAGATTTATTTTTTTCTTTTGTTACAAACATAGGAGTTTCTCACGCAGATACAGAAGATGTTTTTTTAATTGGTCTTTATGGCAATACAATTTACAGGGTAATAGAAAACAACAAAGACTTTATTTTAGAAAAAGGAGATCTTTTATTTGTTCCTAAAGGAACACAACATAAAGCAATATCGTTAACTCCTAGAGTTGTAGCTTCTGTAGGATATTTTGGAGGTAAGTTATCTAATGACTAAAATATTTATAGGAACACCTTGTTATGGTGGCATGATTACAGCAGATTATTTTAAAAGTTGTTTGCAATTAACAGCACTAGCAGCAACTAAAAAAATAGAAATACAATTTGGTACGATAGGTAATGAGTCTTTAGTAACTAGAGCTCGTAATACATTAGTTCAATTATTTATGGACGAACAAAAATATACTCATCTTTTATTCATAGATGCCGACATTGCTTTTAATCCTGAAACAATTTTTCGTATGTTAGAACTAGACAAAGAAGTAGTAACAGGGATTTATCCTCGTAAAACCATTGATTGGCGCAAAGTAAAAAAAAGAGTTATTGACAATAACAACATTACCATACCTGAGTTACATGCTGCTTCATTAGAATATAATCTTAATGTTAAGAATCCTGAAAAGATTTCTGTAAAAAATGGATTTATAGAAGTTTTAGACGGTGCAACAGGATTTATGTTAATTAAAAAACAAGTATTTGAAAAAATGGCTAAAGCATACCCTGATCTTAAATTTAAATCTGATCAACATTTAAATGATCCACACGATACAAGATTTAATTATCACGATACTTCTGATTGGAATTATGCATTTTTTGATACAATGATTGACCCTGAAACTAAAAGATATTTATCTGAAGACTACGCCTTTTGTCGTTTATGGCAAAAAATAGGGGGAAGTGTATATGCAGACATTACAAGCGGCATGACACATTATGGAAATTATGCTTTCAAAGGCAACGTAGCTACTCAATTCTTGCCACAGACTAAGAAATAATTTAGTATGTGCCTGCATGCAATTAACCGATTTAAAGTTTAACCCTGGTATAGATAAACAGGATTCTCCGTACGCAGCGGGTGATGATCGTCGTTATGTTGACGCACAATTAGTTAGATTTCATTACGGAAAACCTGAAAGATGGAAAGGTTGGCAATATTTACCAAATCCTAATGAAACACTTATAGGTGTAGTTAGAGACACACACGCTTGGATAAGTTTAAATGGTACAAGATATTTAGCTATAGGCACAGATAGAAAACTGTATTTATACTCTGAAGGAGCTATATTTGATATTACTCCTATTAGACGTACAAGTGGTACTTTAACAAATCCTTTTGAAACAACAAGTGGTGGCTCAGGAGTTACTGTTACTGATGCTAGTCATGGCGCAGAAGTAGGTGATTTTGTACAATTTAGTGATGGTACCACTAATAATGTGGTAGATGGTTTAGAATTTAACAATGAGTTTGAAATAATATCAGTTATTAATCCTAATAGTTATACGATTAATTTTCCTACTAATGCTACAGGGTCTACAGCCGCGGGCGGTGGGTCGGTAACAGCTACTTATCAAATATCTGTTGGAAATTCTACGTCAACTTACGGATATGGATGGGGCGTTTTAACATGGGGATTAAGCACATGGAGCACCCCACGTTCTTCTTCAAGTGTAACTCTTTTTGCAAGGCAATGGTCTTTAGATAATTTTGGTGAAGACCTTGTAGCTACTGTTTTAAACGGCGGAACTTTTAAATGGGATACTTCAAGTGGTACAGGAACACGAGCCGTGAGCCTTGGCGCAACAGCACCTGTTGCTTCTCGTTTTAATATAGTTTCTTCTGACACAAGACATTTATTTTTATTTGGCACTTGTACTACCGTTACAGACGAAGCCACCCAAGATGATTTATTTTTTAGATTTGCCGATAGAGAAAGTCTAACTGTTTTTGCACCTACTGCAGAGAACGAAGCAGGTTCACTTAGAATTGCTGACGGTTCTCGTATTGTAGGAGCTGTAAGATCAACAGGCCAAATACTTGTATGGACAGATACTTCACTACACGGCATTCAATTTGTTGGTACACCTTTTACTTTTGGTCAACGACAACTTGGGGCTAACTGTGGTTTGATAGCACAACATGCGGCTGTCGACGTAAATGGTCAAGCATTTTGGATGGGTGATGATGCATTTTATATGTATGATGGGGTTGTTAAAAAAATGCCATGTTCTGTACAAGATTATGTGTATGACGATATAAGTTATACCAACAAAAATGATATTGCTTGTGGAGTAAATCCTGAGTTTAATGAAATACTTTGGTTTTATCCATCTGGTAGTGCTACACAAATAGACAGGGTGGTGGTTTATAATTATTTAGAAGGCACATGGTATACTACTACTTTAGGTAGAACAACTTACCTTGGGGCGTATACTTATGAGAACCCTATTGCTACTGAATACAATGCTAGTCTTACAGCTAATGCTACAACAAGCACAGGGGTAAGTAATACTCCTCTTGGAGTAACGGCAGGAGCTAGTTATGTTTATAATCACGAAGTTGGTAACAATCAAGCTGATGGCACTGCTTTATCCGCTTCTTTAACCACAGGTTCTATTGAAATAGGAGATGGTGATCAATTTATGTCAGTTAGTAGATTTGTTCCAGATTTTACTAATTTAGTTGATGACGTCAAAGTTACATTAACTCTTGAGGATTATCCTCAATCTACCGCTACACAAACAACTTCGGGCAATGTTAGTAGCACAACAACTAAAATTGATGTAAGAGGAAGAGGTAGATCAGTAAAATTAAATTTTGCTACTGATCAAGTAGATCAATCAAATTGGAGACTAGGCTCTATGAAACTACAACTTAGACCAGATGGAAGAAGATAATGGCTAAAATAACAATAACAAGATTACCTAACGCAACACCAGAATATCAACAAGGACAGATAGACCAAATTATACGATTATTAGAACAACTTATTTTACTTTTAAACACATCTTATGCACAGGACATAGAAGATAAATCTGCTGGAAGGAGTTGGTTCCTTGGCTGATTTATTTAAAAATTCTTCCTTGGATGTAGTAAATACCGATTTAAACGCTGTCTACACGGTTCCAACAGCTGCTCCTGGGGTAACAGGCACTGCTCCTGTTTTTCCTACTACAGGGGTCGTTAAATCGATATTAATAGCTAGTGATTCAGCAAATGCTACCTTAGCAGACATAAAATACCTAGATTCTAGTGCTTCTGCTACTTTTGTATTATTTAATCAAAAAAGCATAGCTGCAAATACTACAGTGCAATTGTTAGAACAGCCTTTAGTTTTAGAAGAAAGTGATATATTATACGTGCAAGCAAATGCTGCTAATCAAATACATGTTACAGTGTCTGTTTTAGAAATTACAAAAGGAGATTTATAATCGATTTACATTCTTTATTTGTTACCCCTGTCTTTACAATTAATTTAGCGGGATATGAAGATCTTATAAAAGTTGTTAAAGAAATTAAAGAGAAAGATCCTACTGGGTTATATAAGACGAACGAGGGTGGTTGGCATAGTCAAGATGATTTACATTTAGATAAAAGATTTAGCACACTGCGATCTGAAATTATAAATCTTGGTCAAGAAGCTATGAATCATTTATCTATAGAAGATCATATGACTCCTGAAATGAGCGGCATGTGGTCCGTGGTCAACGGTCCTGGTAGCAAAAATAAATTACATTCACATCCATTTAATTATTTATCAGGCGTGTTTTATTTACAAGTTCCTGAAAATAGTGGAGCTTTAGTATTTCACGATCCAAGACCTCAAGGAGAAGTTTTATCTCCACCAAAAAAACCTAATGAAAGTATACACACAGCGCATCGCGTTCGTTGGACACCTAAATCCAATGACTTGCTTTTTTTTCCTTCATGGCTTAATCATGAAGTAGATGTAAATAAATCCACAGAAGAAAGAATTATTTTAAGTTTTAATTTAGAATTACAAAGGAGAATGAATGCCTAAAATAGTACAAGAAGCAGAACAAATTGGTACTATTACTCTTGACGATGGAAGAGTAGTACCTCATATAAAATGTGGTTCAGAAACGATAATTACTAACACTGTAACTGGTTACGAATATAAATCAGAAGAAGAAGTTAAAAACGATATTAATAATCCTGACACAGAAACTAAAGAAGAACATATTAGAAAAGATGTAAAAATATTTGCTCCTTCTTTAGCAGATTTAATTTCTCCTCAAGAAAACTAAGCACTACAAGCTTCACATTCTACATCAGCATCTAACCCAGTTACCATCACTTGTTCATTGGGATTATGAGGTTTTCCTACAATAGTAGGATGACAGCTACAGCCTTGTAAATGTTCTGATAGTGTTTTTTCTAATTTTTCTTTTTCTCTTTCCACTACTAATAAACGTGAATGATAATCGCTCACCTTACTAGCAAGGGTAGCTATAGCTTTCAATACTTCTTGATTTTCCATAATATCTCCTTGATTTGTAATTTTTGGGTGAGATCTAATTTAAACATGTGTACAGAATATATCAAGTAATCTTTTTATAATTGTTTTCTTGACAGTAAATTTATGTTATGAAAGAGATAGAAAAAAGAATGAAAGCATCAACAGCAATATTTGGAAGAATAGTTAAATGCTATGAATTACCTATGGATGCTATTGACGATTTAAATAGCACCTATGAAAAATGGAAAGACACACTACCTTCTTTTGGACCTAGATTAGCAGGTAGATTAGATTCAGAGTTACAATTTACTAATCTTTTACAAGATACTAAAATAGCAAAACATCTTGTAGATTGCATGCATGATTATGTAGACATGTTAAAAAAAGTAAATTTATTAGAAGAAAAAAAATCATTAGAAATTCTTAGTTGTTGGATAAATGACATGAAAGAAGGAGAATACAATCCTCCTCATACTCATCACGATGGAACAGGATGGTCTACTGTTTTGTTTTTAAAAGTTCCTGAATTTATAAATGATGCTAAAGATCCTCATAAATTTAAAGACGGACAATTAGGTTTTATAGGTCATGATGGTATATCTACTTTGTGGAAAGAACCTAAAGTAGGTGAATTTTATATATTTGAAGCTAAACATCAACATTGTGTAATGCCTTTTAAAACTAAATTAAAAGGAGATATAAGAAGATCAATGTCGTTTAATTTTATATGTAAAAATGATTAATAAAAAAATAACGTTTTGTGCAACTAATAAGGCTATGTTGGATATATGGCCACATCCTAAACCTGCTTCATTATTTATTCCCGA